GGGGGAGTTGCTTTGGCCGGAGCGTTTTGACGAGAAGTCGGTGGACATTTTGGAGCGTACCTTGGGTCCGATGATCGCGAGCGGGCAGTTGCAGCAGCTGCCGAAGCGCGCGGGTTCGGGGATCATCGATGTGTCGTGGTGGCAGCCGTGGGAGCAGGACATTTATCCGCCGACGGATTTCGTGCTGGCCTCGCTTGACACGGCGTACACGACCAAGGAAGCGAACGATTATTCGGCGCTCACGGTGTGGGGGGTTTTCACGACGCAGACGCAAGGGGCGGCGAATCGGGTGTTCAACAAGGAGGGGCAGCCGATTTATCCGAACGCGAACCATGCGCCGGGGGCGGCGAAGGTGATCTTGATGAATGCGTGGCGCGACCGTTTGGAGTTGCATCAGCTGGTGAACCAGGTGCAGGCGATTTGCACGAAGTTCAAGGTGGATTTGTTGTTGATCGAGAACAAGGCGGCGGGCATCAGTTTGGAGCAGGAGTTGCGGCGTTTGTATGGCAATGAGCGGTTTGGCGTGCGGTTTTTCGACCCGAAAAGCCAGGACAAGCTGTCGCGCTTGTATTCGGTGCAGCATTTATTTGCCGAGCAGTTGATTTACGCGCCGGATCGGGCGTGGAGTCGAATGGTGATCGATGAGGTGAGCGATTTTCCGTTCTCGAAGCACGATGACTTGACGGACACGGTATCGCAAGCGTTGCGGCATTTGCGCGAGAACGGGCTGATTGCGCGCGCGGTTGAGCGGCGGGCGGACTTGGAGGAATCCATGCAGTTCAAGGGTCGTCTCGCGCCGCTGTATCCGGCGTAGCGGGGGTGGCGGGTGCCGAGCGTGCGCCGCCGCTCGGCGTAATACCGTGCCTAGCGTTTTACCCGGTGCCTAGCCTAGCCGTTGTACCCGGCGTAGCGTTTTACTGTGCCTAGCCTATTTGGGCTATGATTGCAACCCATGTCCGCTGTCAGTCCTATCCTACGACCCGATCAGTGCGCCGTGAGGTGCAAGGCGATCGTCGAACTCATTTCGAGGTTTCAGCGGCCGTATCTGTTTCGCGTGACGGTGAAGGGCGAGCCGCCGCATGCGCAATACCGGGTGTATAAGATTGCGGGGTGGACCGATGATGTGGTGGCGCGCGAGGGGCTGAAGCGTTTCGAGCGCGAGATGTTGCACCCGATGCATATCTTGAAGACGCTGCTGTGAGGACGCTGATGTGAGCGCGGTGCCGGGGTTGGGTGTGCCGGGGTTGGGTGCCGCGAATATTCGCCTCACCGGCCCGCAGGGCGAGTTACCCCAAGACCCCGCGCAGGTCATGGTGGAACTCGCCGCTCCCGACGGCGATGTGCCTGAGTTTGACCGCAAGGGCAATATCCTGCGCATCAAGCACGGCGATGGGTCGCTCACGATCTCGCTGGACGGCAAGCCCTTGGAGCGCGCGGCGAACGAGGAGCCCGACGAATGGTTCGGGAACTTGGCCGACAAGATCGAGGAGGGTGAACTCACGCGCATCACCGAGGAGTTGTTGCAGGGGATTGCCGAGGACCTGCAATCGCGCAAGGAGTGGATCGAGGATCGCGCCGAAGGGATGAGTCTCTTGGGGTTGAAGCTCAAGATGCCGAACACGTCGGGCGCAAGCGACGGGGCGCCGGTTGAGGGGATGAGCACGGTGCGCCATCCGCTCTTGCTGGAGGCGGTGCTGCGATTTCAGGCGAACGCGCGCTCGGAACTCCTGCCGACCGACGGGCCGGTGAAGATCAGGAACGACGACACGGATCCGAACCTGGCGGAAGATCAGCTCGCGAACGCGCTGGAGCAGGACTTGAACCACTATCTGACGACGGTGGCCACCGAGTATTACCCCGACACCGACCGGATGCTGTTCATGGTGGGGTTTGGCGGCGATGGGTTCAAGAAGGTCTACGACTGTCCGATCCGCGACCGGCCGGTGTCCGAGTCGGTGGATGCAGACGACATCATCGTCAATCAGTCGGCCACCGATTTGGCGAACGCAACGCGGGTCACGCACCGCACGATGTTGCGTCCCTCGGTGGTCAAGCGTCTGCAGATCATGGGTGTTTACCGGGACGTGGAACTCGGCGATCCGATGATGCCCGACGATGACGCGCTCAAGCGCGCCGAGAAAGAGCAGCAGGGCCTGACGCCGGACAGCATGCGCTTTGCGAAGGACCGCGAGCGCGAGGTGTACGAGTGCTACTGCGAGATGGACATCTTGGGGTTTGAGCACAAGCACAAGGGGAAAGTCACGGGGTTGCCGATCCCGTACGTGGTGTCAATCGACAAGTCCTCGCGCAAGGCGCTTGCTGTGACGCGCAATTTCGACAAAGGCGATGCGTTGCCGCGGGCCAAGCGCCGTTTCGTGAAATACCCGTTCGTACCGGGGCTTGGGTTTTACGGCATCGGGTTGCTGCATATTTTGGGCAACACCACGAACGCGATCACGGCGGCATGGCGCGAGATGCTGGATAACGGCATGTTCGCGAATTTTCCGGGTTTTCTGATCGCGAAGTCAGGCACGCGGCAGAACACGAATATTTTGCGCGTACCGCCGGGCGGCGGCGCGCCGGTCGATACGGGCGGCTTGCCGATCAACCAGGCCGTCTCGCCGCTGCCGTATGAGACGGCGCACATGGCTCCTCTCATGCAGCTGGTCGAGAACATGGCCGAAACCGGGCGGCGCATCGGCGGTACGGCGGAAGTGCAGGTGGGGGAGGGCCGCGCGGATGTGCCGGTGGGCACCGTGATGGCGATGATCGACCAGGCGGTGAAGGTCATGAATGCGGTGCATAAGCGGATGCACGCCGCGCAAGCCGAAGAATTTCAGATGCTGAAGGAGGTCATCCGGCAGCGGCCTGAGGGGTTTTTGAAGCACATGTGCGCGTCCAGGAACCAATGGACGCGCGACAAACTCCTGGCGGCGTTGAACAACTGCAATCTGGTGCCGCAAGCCGATCCGAACACCTCATCGAGCGGTCAGCGGTTGATGAAGATCGTCGCGCTGAAGCAGTTGCAGGGACAGTCGCCGAATCTGTACGATCCGATCAAGGTGGACACGGCGGCTTTGGCGGCGATTGGCTGGCCGAATCCGCAGGAGTTTTTCGTACCGCCGCAGGCGCAGTCGGCACCGCCGCCGCAGCTGATCCAGATGCAAGCGCAGATGGCGAACGAGAAAGCGCAAGCGCAAGCGAAAGTCACGGAGGCGAATGCCCGAGCCGATGAGGCCAGAGCCAAGCAGGCCGATGTTCAAGCAAAGATTGACGCGGGTCACTACGCGCCGCAGCAAGAGGGCGTTGCGGCCGCCGAGCCCGGTCCGACGCCGGTCGATTTGGCCTTGGCCCAAGCCAAAATAATGGACTCGCAGACCCGCGCCCGCGAGGTCGAGATCAAGGCGCAGGAGGCGGCGACCGAGGATCAAAACCGCGACCAGGATCGCGTCGCGAAGGAGCGCGAGACGGCGATTGCGCTCGCGGGCGATGTTTTGAAGGCCCCGACGGTGGGCGAGTCGGGCAAGCAGGTGAGTGTGACGGGTGCCGGCCAGAAGGCCAAGAAAATCATCCAGGATGTGGACAAGGGGCTGAAGTGAGCGCCAGGATGGCCATGGGTGCGTATCGGGTGGGGTAATTGCCTATCCGGTAAGGTAATTGCGTATCCCGTGGGGTAAGTGTAGATTTTACAACGCTGTGATTGACGACGCTGCGATTCACGATTCTCTGATTCACGATTATCTGATTTACGACGATCCAAGGAATCCGATAGCATGAGTGCACTTTCCGAACGCGCGCGCGCCGAAGCCAAGACCAAGGTGGGCAAGTTGACGCGCGTCGATCCGAAGGAGCGTGTCGATGCGTCGGGTTACACGCCCTCGGGCGCGCTGGATGCCGATTTGCAGACCGGGCCGCGTCCCATCAGCCGCCGGGCGTTCAAGCGCGGGGGCAAGATTCTAGGCGAGGTTTTGAAGGCCCGCGCGGACCGTAAGCCCCGCGCGACGGGCGGCGTCGCGCTGGTGAATGACTTCGTGAACCGCAACGCCAAGGACGCGAATCCGGGCGAGCATGTCGGCGGATATGCCGCGGGCGGTCGGATTGGGAAGATGGGCGGCGGTGGGTTTCAGCGGCCCGTGATGACGCCCGGTGCGGCGGCGATGCCGGGCACGACGACGATGGCGCAGCGTCCGGTGATGCGTCGTGCGAGCGGCGGCAAGGTTCACGAGGACGAGGCGCAGGACCGCGCGCTGATTCACAAGATGGGTTGCCGATGCGCGAAGTGCTGGGGCGGCCGCACCGGCAAAGCCAAGGGCGGCTCGGTCAGCGACGGGACCATGGAGGGCATGCGGCCCGAGGGCGGGCGTCTCGCGCGCGCGAAGGGCGGCCGCACGAAGACCAAAAAGGGCACGAACATCAACATCATCATCGCGCCGGCCGGCGGGGGCGCACCGCGCCCGATGATGCCACCCCCTGGCGCGCCCCCCGGCGGACCGTTGGGTCTGCACCAAGGTCCGCCGCTTTCTGCGGGCGCACCGGGCGCGATGCCCCCGGGCGCCCCCGCGCCGATGGGTCCGCAAGCGCCCGCCCCCTTGGCGCGCAAGGACGGCGGCGGCGTGGTGGGCCATTTGGCGAAGCCCGGCAAGTATCCGATCAAGCATGCATCGGGGGGCGGCAAGGGGCGGCTTGAGAAGATTCAGGCGTACGGGTAGACCGTGAATCGCCCCGGTTTTATCGCCATGCTGGGGGGCGCGCTTACCGCGCCTTTGTTGCTGGCGCCGAACAGGTCGATTTTTCTACCGCCCTTGGGTGGATGGCCGCACGGTCGGGTTGAGGCGATTGAATTTCCGAATCTCGTATCCAACCACGCCGAAGGTTGACGGGTGTCCCTCAACACGCAATTTGAATTTGAACTGAAGCGCGCCATTGGCGAAGAAGTCAAACGACTGTCGGACATCATGACGAATACGCGATCCATCCGCTCCATGGAGGAGTACCAATACAACTTGGGTCAGATCGCGGGCTATCGCCGGGTGGTTGAGTATTTTGACGATGTCAACAAGCGAATTTCCGAGGGCAAGCGATGAGTGCGACCGTGTTGAACGATCGGTTCAAGGAAAAAAATAACGACCGGCTCACGGATAACGACCGGCGGGGCCACGATGGGTCCAAGGAAAACCACGAAAAGGATCGCTTCCAGCGGCAGGCCGATGAGCAAAAAAACGCGATCATCAAAAAGCTGGGCGACTTGTCGGGCTTTGAGATCGCGCAGAACCAGGCGCTCTTGGCGATCTACCAGCGTCCTGAGATGACGCCGGGTGGAATCATCGCCACGCACAATTATTTGAAGGAGGACATCTACCAGGGCAAGGTGGGCCTCGTGGTAAAGATCGGCGCGGCGTGTCGGTTTCAGCGGTTCGATCCCAGCACGGGCACGGCGATTGGTTTGGAGGTGAATTTGCACGACTGGATCGTGATTCGCCCGTCGCATTCGTGGGCGCTGGATGTAAATGGTCATCCGGATCGGTTGCTTCGCGATGAATTCGTGCCGTGTCGGTTGATTTACGACGATCAGCTGGTGGCGCGGATCGCGCATCCGATGATGGTGTGGTAGCCGTGGCCGTCGCCGACAAGGAATTGACGATCGACTTGGATGCGGTGGACCCGAAAGCATCGCTGCCGCAGAAGATGCTGCAGCCGGAGCATGCGGCCAAGCCTGATGCGCCCGTGGTCGTCGAAGGCGAGCCCAAAGCGCGGCCTGCACGCCAGTCGCGCGAGCAGTCGCAGTCCGCAGAGTTATCCCCCGAAGCGGGTCTTGAAAAGCTCAAAAAGCAGCTGGAGGACGAGCAAAAGGCCCGCATAGGGGCCGAGAACGCGCGCATGGCCGCCGAGCAGCGTGCGCAAGAGGCGGCGGAAGCCGAGCGCAAGGCGAAGACCGAAGTCCAGACGACGCAATTGGACTTTTTGACGAACGCCATCGCCACCGCCACCTCGAACAAAGCGATTTTGAAGTCCGAGTATGCCGCCGCATTGGCGGCGCAGGACTACGAGAAGGCGGCCGACGTGCAGAGCCAAATGAGCGAGAACGCGGCGCGCCTGATTGCGTTGGAGCAGGGCAAGAAGGACTTGGAGAAGGCGCCCAAGCCGCAATTGCGTCAGCCGACCGATTTGCTGCACCAAGTGGTGGCGCAACTGACGCCGCAATCCGCCGCATGGGTGCGTGCGCATCCGGAGTGGGCCAGCAGTCCGCAGAAGTACAATGAATTGGTCAAGGTTCACGAGCTTGTCACTGCGCGCGGCCTGAAACCCGATACCGAGGAATATTTTCGCGCGATTGAGCGCACGTTGGAGATTTCGGCTCCCGAGCACGCAGGCAACGGCCACGGGGCGCGTCGCGTTGAAATTGCCGACGACGATCCCACGGTCGACGCCGCGCGCGAGGTTGCGCCGCGTCGCACGGCACCTCCCGCCGCGCCGGTCACGCGCTCGGGCAACGGCGCGGGGGGTCGTCAGAACGTCGTGACGTTGACGCCCGAGCAGTTGGAGATGGCGGCATTGAACAAGCAGACGCCCGAGGAGTACGCGCGCGAGTTACTGGCGCTGCGCAAAGAGGGGCGGCTGAATTGAGTGGCTGAATTGAGTGGCTGAATTGAGTGGCTGAATTGAGTGGCTGAATTGAGTGGCTGAATTGATTTTTATCGTGGCGGACTTGGCCGATTTGGCCGACTTGGAGTAAATCATGGGTGACTCGGAGTGAATCATGGCGGATGACATCAAACCGCGTTCCACGGCGTACCACGCGCCGATTCCGACGCCCGTGGCGGCTGGCGTTGCGGCGGCGATCAACACGGCGCAAGCGACAACGGCGGTCCCGCGCACAGCGAGTGAGGATTCCCGCGCGCGGGCGGCCGCTCGGGCCGAGCAGTTGCGCAAGCACTGGGGGTCGGACGA